CCTAAAGCAGTATTTGCTTCTCCAGTAGTATTGGCATCTAAAGCTGAAGCTCCCAGTGCAGAGTTAGCTGCACCTGTTGTGTTTGCTCCTAAAGAATCAGCTCCAACTGCTGTGTTATTACTAGCTGTAGTATTTACATCTAAAGCGTTTTTACCTACAGCAGTATTACTAGCACCTGTGGTGTTTGTTTTTAAGGCACTTATTCCAACTGCAACATTATTAGCAGCAGTAGTGTTATTCATTAACGCTTGTGCACCTATAGCAGTATTAGAAGCACCTGTAGTATGGTCCTCTAAAGCCTTAAATCCTACAGCAGTATTAAAATCACCAGAAGTTAAGGCAGAAAAAACAGTATCTCCTAATCCTGTATTACTAGATGCAGAATCTAATGTTCCTGTACTTGCATTTTGACTTATTAAAATACTGTCAGTAAAGTTTGTAGTATCAGCAAGTATATCTACACCATTTAAAGTGCTACTAAAAGTTATAGCTCCGTCTACTTGTAGTGTAGAAGCCATATCTACGGCTCCGTCAATATCTACAGCATCAAGGTTGGTAGTTCCATCTACATCTATATCGCCTGAAATATCTAAGGCTGTACCAATTAAGGTTTGTGAAAAAGTTACTTGTCCGTTTGAGGCAATAGTCATAGCATCTACATCTGAAGCAGAACCTATTGTCTTGCCATCTCCTATAATTAAATCGTCTGTAAGAGTAACAATTCCTGTAACTCCTAAAGTACCGCCTATAGTAGCGTTGCCACTAGCAC